TGTATTGAACCATCAGGAAATACTAACGTACCACTTAAAGTACTGTTAGGTAAGGTTAATGCACCGCTTGTATCAAATGTCCACCGCGAGCCGTACCCAGCCACATCAGGATATGAATCTCCTGTACCAATAACCATAGCACCATCGGCGCGAGTTCTTGCGTATTGAGAATCATTACCTAAAAATAGACTTGTTGCACTTAATGCTCCAGTAGTTAAATGTAAATGATTACCTTCTGCTACTGTTGGGTATAGTAATAACTGTTGGTTAGGATCACTACCACCAGCTGGGGTAAGTGTTATAGCATTGCCTATACCTGCAGGGCTTGTACCTTCTGTAATAGTTCCACCTGTAGGTAGGGTAAACGTACCACCGTTAGTACTACTATATGTCCAAGTATTTGCTGGACTATTGACAGTAGTAATTTGTACCCCGGTTGAATTAGCTGTAACATAAGACTGATTGTTGTAGTTTAATGTTACATAGCCGTAGGAAGAGGTGTTATTAATAATATCTAAGCCAGCATTACTATTAACTCCGATTTGTCCTTGACCACTTGGTAATATTATAGTACCAGGTAATGTTAATGTGCCATCTGATCCAAAGTGCCATTCGTACTCATTGTTCTCATAGTCAGTGTATAAGTAGATTCCACCCGACTGAAGGTCAATGTAACTATTACCATCGCTGTCAACTAACCCTAAACTACCACTATTAGATTTAATAAAGCTATTATCTGGAGTTTTTAATACCCCATCTGTGTCAAATGTCCAAGTCTTGCTACTACCACCACTTGAACCTGCCCCTGGTGTGTTTGTAGCTAATGTAATAACACCAGCGTTAACTGTACCTATAGCAATATTATCTACTGTTGGGTTTGTTCCACCGTTACCCCACACGCTAACATAGCTCTTACCATAGTTACCTAATGTAACACCACCTTGTAGAGCACTACTTTCAAATATATGTATGTCGTTATCTACCGTAGGGTAAAGAGCTAATGTATTAGGTGAATCAACAGTAGGCTGTATGTTGATACGACCACCGTCAACACTGTAACCTGGTCCTGTTAAAGTAGAAGCACTAAATGATATGTTGCCTGTACCACCGCCACTACTACCACCTGATAAACCGGGAAATAAGTTTCTGTTCCAATACATGCTTATACTTAGAAAACCAAACTAGTAAAACATATTGAGTTGGTTATAATATATGGATATATTAAGGACCAGTACTGTTTAGTACTTTAATCGCTGCAGCTATCCTATCTAAAGCTTGTTGTACAGTGGTAGGTGGTGTACCATTCCAATCTGAAGGTGTTGTAGGGGTGTAGTTGCCTGTCCATGCCGTAGTTTGTACTGAACTATCAGTAAATGTAACTGCCCCTACTGAACCAATCTGTAAAGTGGTTGTAGATTCAGCAGCACTTAAATAAACCGTGCTTGTATTATCTGTAAAGATATTTAAATTAACACTAGATACTGGAGGTGCATCAACAGGACTATATAAAGGAGCGTTGCCTATTTGTAGTTTACGTACTAATGCTCCGTTAGGTCCCACCAACTCTATTGGTGTACTGCTTAAAGAACTATTATTAATAGAAGGAATATATATACTTGGTACTCCGTTTGTATAACCAGGTCCAGCGCCTAAGAATAGACTTGTGTTGCTTGTATTACCGTAAAACTGTAAACCCTCGTTAGGGTTAACTCCATCTCGTATTGGCCAGTGTGGTGCATCAGCAATAATATAAACAGAACCGTTGAGTACGTTAGAACTACTTAAAGCATTTGCTCTATAAAACTCTACCCACGTACCAACCCCGGCTGTTTGTTGCAAGTCATCAATAAACTGTGTACCCGGGCCGTCTGTGATGTGTTTAATATAACCATTATTAGCAGAAAGTGTAATATTACCGTTTAACAACGGACTTAATGTGCCAATAAATACATTAGCACCTCTTACATTTACAGTGTCATTTATTTGTCCGTATAAACGACCGTTGTTTACAACTTCAAGATTACGAGATGAAACACCTGGATTATTAGTTAAATAAATAACATCTGCACTTAGAGTCGTAACATTGCTATTAGTTGTGTTTAAATCTGCACTTAAAGTTGTAACATTACTATTAGTAACATTTAGACTAGCACTTAAAGTTGTAACAGCAGACGAGTTTACACTTCCCAAACTTGCACTTAAAGCAGATAGACCGAGATTTAAGTTTGTAAAATTTTGATTAAGAGTGGTTCGACTATTCTTAAGAAAATCTAAAGGCTGTAATAATGTAATCTGGGCCATGATGGTGTTAAATATTTAGTATATTTGATTCGATGTTTATACTGTAAGCCAAGTATATGTATTACCGTCCCAAGTGAATGTAGCGTTGTTCCATTGTATGTCTATTGGATTAACTGTTACAGTTTTAATACCACTTAAAGCATAAGGCTGCTGTACTGGAAATGTAGGCTGATACGAATCTTTAGTTAAAAAAGAATATCCAGCAGCATTAACAACTATAATATCAAAATATCCACCGTTAGTAGCATCAGCCGGTGCTTGATAGTTAACTATCATTTTATTGTTGTTAACTATTGTATAGTTTAAGGCTGGTACTAGTCCAGGTAGATTTGGGTACTTTGCAGAAAGAGAAGGTATGGTCGAGAATGTAGATAATGTGATAACATTAGTATATCCAAACATTCCCACCACTGAACCGCTTAAATAAACAGCGTCAGTATAATCATACATGTCTCCTAACAATGTACATGTACCAGAAAGCCCTGTTGGAGTTAACCAACGATCAGTAAAACGAGTTACCGGGCGTGCAGAAACCGTGACTGTTTCAAGATAAGGGGTACCGTTTAACTCATTTATTATATTTGATATTGAACCGTATGCTTCTTCGTTTTGTGGTATAGCAGAAACAGCATAAAAGTTACTATCAATCTTAAACACTCTACCAACTGTACCTTGCTCTGATTTAAACAACCAACCCTTTATGGTAAAAGTAGTATCACAAGTTACTCTTGTACGTTGTAGATCGTTAAGATCCATTGGATAGCCCATTTTGAGGTTACCATCCCATAAAACTTCAGTTCTTATTTCTTGATTAGGCGCAGCTTGGTTTGTCCAAGAAATAACAAAATAAGGATCACTCCATGGTACAAAGTTACTCAATATTTGATCCATGTCTGTCTGAAATCGAGTAATAATGCTAATGTTAACCGCTATGTTAACCGGTACTGGTTGTAATGTGTGTATACTAGCAGTATCGGTAGAATTATAGTTATAATATTGACCACCTAGTTTATTAAAGACTCTAGTAGAGTCACGAGATATTGAAGCTATGTTAAAAGAAACAACAGGAAGCGTTAATGTCTGCGCTTTATCAACAATATCATAAAGTACGCGCTGTTTTGGTGCATAAACATACCGAACTGCAATCGCTGTTCCGGGCTTTCTTTGATTATCAAAGCGTTTTACTATAGCCCCGTCAAAAGCGTGTAGGAATTGGGTTAGTAAATCCTTTATTTCCCAGTTATAGTTGTATATCTGCACAACTATACTTACATCACTCTATTTAAAAAGTGTCCCGGCAATATACTTCTATTTGACGTTATGGTTTTTGGTGCTAATCCATCGAGAATATACGTACAACTCTCATCATCCTTAGTTCTTGTACATCTTCCTGCGGCTTGGATTAACGTTATGAACATTTTCATACGATACCACTCCTTATCGTTATCAAAAAGCATCTTAATTCGCTTACTTCCTAAGGATAAATACGGTAATTTTATAATAATCTGCCACTTTCCAGTATCTCCTTTAAGGTCTAACCCCATAGTCAACGAAGGACTCACTAAAACAGTAGGGTCTGTACGTAAAAAATGCTCTTTTACTATGGTTTCATTAGTGGTTCCCTCTTCTCTATATAAGAATCTCTTACCATTTAGCTTATTTTGCAAAGCTTGGGTTATCTCAAACGAGTTTGTATGAATAATACCCTTTTCGTCTTTGTGGTGTTCAGCGATTTTCTTAATCTCATCAATAATTTTAGGCAAATACTTGCTTAAAGTCTCTTTACTTAAAGGGTATTGGTTACTCAAATAGATAGGACTCTTCTTTGGGTCAAAAGTAGACTGTAACTCTATGTACTTGTAGTCTTTTATACCAAGGTTTTTAGTAAAGATGTCTTTATCTACAATGGTAGCACTCATGAGTATTACCACCTCTGCATAATCAAACAAACAACTAGTGAGTTTGTCGATTTTTAATGGGGTGACTAATACTTTTTCGGCGTCTTTTTCAACAATATACTGTGCGTCTTCCCAGTGGTTAATAGTATGTACGACGGCTTCGTATAAATCTTTACGTTGCTGTTGTTTAAGTAGTTCGGCTTTGTGTTTTTCATATCGCGGTCTATCAGAAAATTCATCTATTGCGTTTTCTAGTGCAGAACAAACGTCAGATAACCAACCGAGCACCTTCTTAGGTACTTCTGAAGTGAGTTTTTCAATCTCTACACCTAGGTAGTTAAACTGTCTATAGTTAATAACTGCAGAAAAGTTTTTTACTATTTCTTCTTCTAGTTCTGAACACTCATCACATACAATAATTTGACGTTTTTTGAGGTAATCAGGTAAGTTAAAGAAAGAAGCATAGTTTAGTACAGTAAACCTCTCTACTAGCGCTACATTACGTGCTTCGTAGTAAGGACAAATACAATCGTTCCAGCATTTACGCTTAAGGTTTTGTGAAATAACACAAGGAGCATGATCTACTGTAAAATCGCTATCTACCTCACATTGATAGTTAGTCTTACCTTTGAATATTTCACAATCGTCAAATAAAGCTTTATACTGATCTTGTAAAGTTTTAGTAGTAGTTAAAGCAAACATACCATGCGGTGCAAATCTTGTAAAACTACCCTCGAAGTCTTTGTCGTATGCCTGGTAGCTCTGTATTAACTTTGCATATTCAGGATCTGCCCCGTTAGTTGTATTAGAAAGGGTCTTACTGAAAAAAGATTTACCAGAGCCTGTAGGCGCTTGTACAACAATAAACTTAGCTCCAGAGTTTATTGCCTCCTCTATTTGGTTTAATCCTGAAATCTGATGCTCTCTAGGCTCATATTTTTCAGGAAAGTAACTTAGCAATGGTTTTTCTATCTTCATTAATATAGAAGATATATTGTACTATACTTTACAGTTTTTACAAGCTCGAAATGGTCAAAACACTGTCATAAAACCGACTATTTTTGACTTTATTAACACTTTTCAATGTTAATAAAAGTTTATAATCGTTTTCTGCTAAAGTATCTAATCTATAATCAAAATGTACCTTACTATTTTCATTATATGCTGAATAAGGAAACGGAACTTCAAAGGTTTCTCGTTTCTTTTCATTAACTAATATAAAAGATAAGTAGTTTCCGGAAAGTTTATACAAAAGAAGCTTGCCACTTTTGTAAGTTTTATGCTTGAGGTTAAATGTAACTTCTTTTAACAAATAGGGCTTAATAAGATTGTCGATTTGATCGGTCATGAGTGCATAAACGCCACTTTTTGGCTTTCTGACATTTTAGATAAAACTCTATTGAAGAAGTCCCAAAACTCGTCGGGTGGAGTCGTTTTAATAGCTCTTACTATTTCTACATTTTCAGCAGGTATAAGCCTATAATCTTGTAAGAATATGTCCCATACTTGTACTAAGCCTTTATCTTGAGGGCTAAACTTTAATCTACCAGAGGCTCCGTGAAAGTTCAGTGCAAGTGTGCCAGGCACACTAGTTAAAAGGTTTGTATCATTAGTTGCAAGCATTCTTCTTACTGTATTACCAGGTAAAGGTCTACGTCTGACGAATCTAAGTTCGACAGCGTGACTGTTTAATATTTGTATTAAAGTACCAGGTGACATCCATATTACTTAGCAGGGGCTGCTCTGCCGAAAATACGTTCTTCATTAAGAAATACGATATTCTTTAATCCGTTCATTTTGGCACATTTAATGCCGAAGTTGCTTGGAAAAATAACGTGCTCTCCTACCTTGGTTTTACAACGAGGCCCAGCGATAATAACTTTAGCTACACGCCAAGCAGATTGTACCATGTTTACAGGAACAAAAATACCATCTCTCATGATTTGGGTGTTATCTTCATTACAGTCTGCAAATTGACACATCATAATATCATCTAAAAGAGATTCTAACTTCCAGTCACTGAGATTGATATCTGAACCTGCATAGTTATCAAGTTGTACCAAACCTTTAACATTGTCTGTTTGTATGTCTTCATTAGCTCTTAAAGCTTTTTCGCGATCTTCAGCATTAAGGCCTTGAGCTTTTAAATCTTTTTCGATTTTATATGTTAGATTTTTCTTCATTTGGTAATTTTAAGTTAAAATACTCTATGTAATGATTTACCTCTCGGCTTGATATTTCAAGGTTGTTTGCAACCTTAAGAACAACTTCATTAGATTTCTTTACAGTCTCTTTTTTGGTTTTTTTTATGTAGTTAAATCGCTTAAACTTGCAAGTCGGTATAACAGTATCTAAAGCTGTATACCAATCATTATTATTTTCAAAACTTTTCCAATATCTATTAGTGGTTTCGTTTACTAAGCTACAAATAGAAGTAGAATACATAGAACACCAACGCTGAATAAGAAACGGTTGAAAATCCTTATTCTCGTTTATGGTGTCTATGTGTTCTTTGTTCTTTTTATATAATATACTGTTTAAATGATTAAACATTAAACAATAATCTTAGAAGTAGCTACAAATATATTATCTACCATACTATAGAATAGAGAATGTACTTGTAGTTGAAAGTTTTCAGCGTCTGATTGAGATAAGTTAGTACTAAACGCAAAAGCAGGAGCTTTTTTACCGGCACTAATATTAATACCAGTATGTCCAATAGCTATACTATCTTTAGAGTATGTAATGCTGACAGAAGCTTTACCTTTTTGTTGTACAATACCGCCTTGATTGTGTTCAGCGTGTACGATCAAGTCATCACCCTTCATTTGAATAGGCTTTTTAATAAAGCTATGTAAAATATTAGCAATACCAGTATTAAATAAGCGCTGAAAACAAACCGCCCCAAATGGGTCTAAGTTAGGTATTTCCCAACAAAAGTTAACCATAGAATCGCTATAAATATAGTCTTTTTCTAAAGAATCTTCTAA